TCAACTGTGTAAAACTCAAAGCCTTCCTTGTGGCACCACTGGCCCATAGTAATCTTAGAACCCTTCCTGACCTTCTTGTTGGGGTCTGACAGGACAAAGATTAACTTTATGGGTGCAATACTATCACGTATTGACGTATACTTCTGGGTATCTCCTGCTCTAAAGAAACCTTTAGTTTCTATGTAGTCACCTGTCTTCTTATCTACAAAGTCTGGCTTGTACTTCCTGTGCATCACGTAGGGTACATCATATGGCTCATACAAGTACCTACGTTTAGGTGCTGACTGTGCAAATCGTTTCTCTAGTCCAGACCTGTAGATGCTCTGCTTACGTGATCTCTTGGACTTTAGGCTCATTAGCCACCTCCGTTAAGTATCTTGGCCCTGTGGAGTACAGGAATGTACGTAGCTTAGGATAACAAGCATGTTTGAAGTGGCAGTAGGAGCAGCCCATAGCCAGCTTCTTGTTACCCGACTTACCATCAGGTACTGTATCATGACACAAGGGTGGAGGCTCTTTAGTTTCCACCATCTGCTTAACGTGTTTAATGCGATCCGTTATATCTTCCTTGAGAACCTCATAGACAGGAGCCTGTGTATCCTCTAGGTCATACTTCAGATAAGTCAAGTGACCATTAGCTTTGTCCATAGCAAGCCAGCCTACCTGTGTCTCACCTTCAGACTTAGCGTATCCTTTGATTTGATCTATGTACCCAAAGGGGTCATCAAATGCAAGTGTAGCATCCTTGAACTTCTTGAAGCCATAAGTGCTGGCAGACTTAACGTCAGTCACTATGCCATCAATTTTACAGTCCATGCTACCTGAGATACCTTCTACGGTTGCCTGTGCCTGCTCATGTGTCACTGTATGACCTGCTAGTCTAGCAAACAATAGCAACATCTCCTCAATCAAATGACCGTACATGAACTTCACAAGGGTGTGAGGCTGCATCTTTTCCTTTGGCCCTACATTGTTGTAGTGGTTCCACAGGAACCTGTCGGTTTTACCAATGTTGGACATGCGTAGCTTACGTGCATCAAACCTACCACGTTGGGTAAACTCCTTACGCATCAGATCCTTACATGCCTCGCCAAAGTCATCAATGATCTGCTCTGCGTCCACTGCTTTATCAGGTGACTTAAACTTCACAAGATCGTAGATGTCATCTATTAAGGTGTTAACTGTTTTCATCAAAGTATCCATCTAGTATTTCTTTAGCTACTGGTGCAGCAATTACAAACCATTCGTTCTTACTGCCATGAGTTTTCCTTAGTAGCTCATGTACCTCACTTTCTGCTTTACGCCTGTCATCAGTGTCATAGGCTTTTATCAAGATGTAGTCCCTGTATGGGCTACCTGTCTGAAACTGCTTTAGCCTGTCCTCTGCATCTATTGCCATGCCTATCTTAACCCAGCTAGGGTAAGCTGGACTGTATAAGATGTACACTTGTCCTTCTTTTACAGTCTTGTAGTTACTCAGTGACTCAAATGCTGCATCGCCAAAGGACTTGTAACGTCCGGGTTTGTGTAGAGGATGTGTCTTGGGTATAACTTTACCGTTGACATACATTATTTTTTTTCTGTTTTCTCTGCTGTTTTTATTCTGGCAAGGCTTGCAATAAGTTTCATAGCCGACTAATTTATGACGGTAAAAATTATCTAAAGACTTAGTTACTCCACACTTAGTACAGTATTTTTCTTCAGTGTGTGTCTGCCCAACTACTTCCAACTTGGTAGTCTCCTGTGAGCTTACAGTTGAGTCCCAGTTCAATTCCTGCTGCTTCCAAGCAGGAGACTGCAAGTCTTCCGTACTTGTCTGCTTGGTCTTCTCTAACTTCTGCTTGTACTTCATCATGGATATTCCCCACAAAGTAATAGTCTAAGTTCCATAGTATAGCATACTCCTGTAGTAAACACAAGGCTTTTTTCATTACAATAGCGCCTGCACTTTGAAGCAATGTGTTCAAGGCTGAATGTTCTGACCTTATGTGTAGCTTCCTACCGTCTAGTCCTTCAATGACTCCTTGGGCTGAGTCTCTTGCAGTCTTGTCTTTAAGAGATGCAAATGCTGGGAGATTACGCATAAATCGTTCTCTAAGTTTGCTACCAGCACCTCTGCCTCCTCCTGCCACTGTTCCAAGTTTAGCATCTCCAGCACCGTACAGGAGTGCGTAGATGAAAGTTTTAGCCTTATCTCTTGATTCAAGTCCTGCAAGGTGTTGGTTAGCTGTGTGGATGTCTCCGTTAATGACTTCATTGGTGTAGTCCTTATCGTTCATGTAGTGGGCTAACATACGTAGCTCTAAGCCACTAGCGTCAAACCCTACAAGTTTGTACCCATCTCTAGCAATCCAACACTGTCGGCATTCTTTGCCATACGGCGAGTAGCTTGCAGGTACTTGGGCCAAGTTAGGTTTAGAGTGTGTCATCCTACCAGTGACAGCACCATTGGTATTTACATAGCCATGCACTCTATCTGTGTCTGGGTTAGCTTCATCTACCCATGACTGCACTTGAGCCACACGCTTTTGTAACATCAGGTACTCAGCTATCAACGCTGCCTGTGGTATGTCCTTGACAGTAGACAGTACTGCTTCATCTACTATTGGCTGACCTGTAGGGGTTAGCTTGCAAGGCTCCCATCCAAAGTCCATTAGGTACTCACCTATCTGCTGTCTTGAGCCAAGGTTAAATGGCTTAAGCATCTTACGCATGAAGGGAGTCCTGTCACCGGACTGTTGTACCTTCTGGTATTCTTCGTCAGTGAGTCCTACCTTAGACAGGCTGCCATCCTTCTTGGTCTTTGGCAATACCTGTTTAACGTCCACCCACTTAGGTTTGAATACCTTATGTACTTCATCCTCCACAACCAGCTTGCGTTCCTTCAGGGTAGCTAACAAGTCCATAGCATGTCGTATGTCCAATAGCCAGCCATTACGTATCTGCTCTTGAGTTATCCACTGCACTTCATGTTCAAGGTCAATGGACTCTGGGCTAAAGTTACGTAGCTCTAGCTTCATCTTGTTGTATGCCTTAGCTGTCACACGGACATCTTGTATACAATAAGCAATCATCTCAGGAGACAGGCATGTCCAGTCACTGTGGTCGCCTTTAGGGAAGCCTAGTATCTCACCCCAGTTAGACAGTCTGTGACCTCCTTCCCGCTGTGGGTTAGCTAGTCTGGACATAACCAAAGTGTCCTGTACCCTGCTCTTGTCCACTGTGATGTCCCACAGTTTCTCTAACACTGGAATGTCAAAGCCTATGAGGTTATGGCCTACCACTGGGAAGTCACCTTCCAAGGTTGCAGCTAGGCTGTCCTTGTCGTAGTGCTCCAGTACATTATCATCCTGCATGGTCACTGCCAGCCAGATGGTGTCGGGGTCTAGGCCATTGGTTTCTATGTCTAGGAACATAGGCTTATAGCTCATTGACTGCGTCCTCCTTTGGCTTACTTGTCTCTGACATTCTACCAGTAAAATTGTCATACTTCAAGTAACAGCAAGCACCAGTCAAACCTGAGTAACGGTTCTTGAGGATACGCACCGTAGTGGTATTCCTTTTTTCTATGTTCTCATCTTGCTGGTCGCGCTCCAAGCCAATGACCATGTCGGATAGCTGTGCAATAGCCTGTGAGCCTCTTAGTTCACTTAGACTTATCTGACCTCCATCCTCATGTGCTTTGCCTTGGGTGCGCTTTAGGTGAGAAACAAGAAACAAGCCTATGCCTAACTCCTGCACCACTGACCGTAGCTTGGTCATGATAGCATCAATGGCCTTACGCTCATCACCATTGTCCTGTGCTGACACAACGATGGACAGGTGGTCTAGGATGATCCACTTGCAATCCAAAGCCTTAGCCATGTACCTGACCCTAGCTAGCAGATTGTCCTCACTGGTACTTCCCCAGTGGTCAAACAAGTAATACCTGCCTGTGCCAAGGGTATCCTCCCAGTAAGGGAATGCTATCTCTGGGTCTAGGTCTTCCTCAAGGTGCAAAGGGCAGTCTGCTTCCACTGACATGATGCCCAGTGCGGTGCGAGCTACGTCCTCCTCCAAGGCTAGGATGCCAATGTTGTCCTCCGTTGCCCTTAGCAGGTAATGCTCTAGCTCCCTAACCATCTGAGACTTACCCATACCTGAGCCTGACGTTATCGTCACTAGCTCGTATGGTCTAAAGCCTTTGGTGTAGGTGTTGAGTCCCTGCCATGGGTACGGTATGGACTTGACCTTTATCTTGTTGGTCAAGGCATCCCATGTGTCACTACCTTGGATGATGCCATCAGGCTGGTAAACCTTGGCATTCCACCATGCTGAAGTAAACTCCCGCACCTTGTTAGCCAACAACATCTCGTTAGCGTCCTTCATAGGTAGCTTGGCTATCTTTAGCTTGCTTGGTGAAAACAAGTCCTTTATGTCGTCTACGGCCTGTTGTCCTGCCTTGTCTGTGTCAAAGCAGACCACCACATTATCGTAGCCTTCCAAAAAGTCTAGGTTCTCTTTGATTTCCTTAGCTGCTGAGGATGCACCATTGCGTAAAGAGACTACGTCCCACTTACGTTCAAACATCTCAGCTACACTAAGGGCATCTATCTCACCTTCTGTGATGGTGATGTATTTACCCTTACCTTTGCACGTTTGCTGACCAAACAGACCTACATTAGTGGTCATGTCACCTGTCGCATGGAAGTCTTTATTCTTCACATGGCGAACCTTGGTGGCCTTTAGTTCGTCACTGTCTGTGCTGTAGTACGGGTAGATGTGCTTGGCTATCTCACCGGCTGCATTGTACTCAACCATGACATTGTATTTTCTACAAGTCTCTTGGCTAAGTCTTCTGTCGGGTATAGCTGCTATGACGCCTGCTGCTGTCATATCTTCCAATGGCCTCCTTGGTTGGGGCTGTAGCGTTACTACGTTGCCATTTGAATGTTCGTGATGATCACATAGGTTTGAAAAGCAATGCGCTGACCCGCTGCTATAGCGAGCCAGTGCATCCTTAGAGCCACACTTGGGGCATGGCTCATGTCTTACAAACGGATCATCCTTGCTATGCCTATAGGTCTGCATCAATCCCACTGCTGTCTTCCGCTACTTCTACCACCCTAATTGCATTTAGGTAGGTTGGAGTACCATGGACTGGGTGTGGCGTACCTGTCTTGTAGCTAAGGCGTACCACTGAACCCCGTGGAATGTTACCAACAAAGGGCTGGTCATTAGCATCAATGACCTTTACGTTGAACTTACTAGCAAACTTGCGTTGCTTGTTACCGTCGTAGTCTCTTAGCTTTACCCCTTGCTCAGACAAGATCTGTGCATTCTCATCGTCCAAGGTTACAGTCAGTGTATACCGTCCTGTGTCCTGTCCGTTATACACCTCTGTGCTGTCCAAGTGAGCAAACGCTGCTTTACCACTTACTACTGCCATATCAATACCTCTAAGGTTTAGTTAAGTTTACTAAAGTAGACTAAAGAATAATCATAATGATTAACATAATGTTATCCCTTAGCCTCTTTAGAGTACTAGTGTAACATGAGATACACTAATCTTGTGGAGAATTAACTTGAAAAATTTTCATGTTCCCTAGTTATCCTCATTATTCCTTCCACATGTTCAATAAAATCTTGTGCTTCTGTGTCCCTGACTTGCTTCTGGTCTGGAAACCTTGCCTTCAGCTCCTCTACGCTGCAAGGGTGGCATAAGTCTCCTTTGTCTAGGTCAGTTTGTAGCGTATCACAGGCTTTGCAGCGCATCAGTGTACCTCCTGAGACTCTGGGCCTACTAACTGCGCGTATAAGGCCTCTAAATCGCCCGTAGAGCGTTTTTCTAGGTCTTGTGATAGATAACTAGCCATCATCACTAACGCCTCTGAGATAGACACTGCGTTGATCCTATAGTCAACCAAAGTGTGGATTATCATGTCTCGCCTGTCCTGCTCTGGGTCTGGTTCGTAGTCACTTGTAACGTCTTCGTCGTAGTATGTTGTACTCATTTGCTATACACCTCCACCAAGCCTCTCCAATCGTTGATGGTCAGTTGCGCCATTTTCCTATTGTGCGCTATGTACCATGAACGCTTGCCAAAGTGATAGCCAGTAAAGCACCGGCCCAGTGTTAGGCCATAGCGCCGCTTGTGTTTTCTCAACCTGTAAATCATCTTTTTAGCTCCTAGTTCTTGTTTATCTTGAATACATATACATCTTTTTTGCTTGGGTGCATATACAGGCTGTAACGCCCTTTGCAGTATGCAAAAGCGGCTGACTGCACGTTAGCTTTTTTGGCCTTCTCCACTAAAAACCATTCACCTTGGCGCATCCCTTGCATCAATGGTTTCCAAGTCCCTTGGTTACGTCGGTACAATTGCTTGGGTGCTGGCGTGTTTGCTATTTTGTAAAACTTCATTTTTAGTTCCTTTTTAGTTTAAGATTCTATCACGTTTTCAATGTCAAAAGATACGCTACCCGGCATTTTAGCACGTTTTAGCAGGTATTCTACAAAATCCCCGGCGTCTTGTTTGTCAAAAGCCAGTAAAGATATTGTAACGTCTACGGTATACTCGTTTAAGTCCTCGCTTGTAGCGTCTTCTTGATTCCATGGTGCGCTAGGGTCGCTAGCTTCCGCTTGTTCTCGCATTGTGTCTATGTTCCCCAGTGCTTGGCCCAGTGTATTAAATAAATCCATTGTCTACCTTCTCCCTTGTGGTGATTTTTTCCATTGTGATCGTCTGACTATATATTTAACCTGTCCAAGTGTTATGTCAAGCTCTTTTGCTATGTTTTGTTGGTTTACACCCTGAAAGTAGAGCTTCCGCACCCTTGGCTCCAATGGGTTTGCTGTTGGCTGGCGGAACACTTCAAACCTTTTATCCTGTGCTCTAATTGCTTCAATCATGTGGTTAGCCCTAGCAGGAAGGCCCACATAAGATAACCAAAGAGGACTGACGCTAGACCTACGCTTGCTCGGTTTAGTGTCTGGTATATAGCTTGCTCGCGCTGTTGGTGCTCACGTTCTTCCCTACGTGATGGGGTGAAGTCTTTAATCATTGTTTCAAGTCCTTTGCTGTGAAGCCATAGCGAGCCAGTGAGGTTGCCAAATGTTTTTGGAGGATCTCGTTATCGCTTAGGTCTGCCCTAGTCTTTTTGTCAGCGTCAGCGTGCGATATTTGCAAGCGGTAAGGTTCATCGCCTCCCGCTTCCTCTGTGTATATTTTGACGCTGTAAAATGTTCCTCCGGCTGTTGTCACTGTTTTAATGGTTGCCAAGTCTCCAAGGCTGTTGGTTGCTGTTTGCATGGTCTTATGCTCCTAAAGTTTACCATCGTTGTATAGTTCAAAAACAATATCTGTTAAGCTATCATATTCATCGTCGCTGAGGTTGTCCGCTGACACTGTAACACCGTTAGATGTGTAGCTGTACACAATGACGTTGAAGGGTGTCGGGTTTACTACCTCATCAATTTGAAAATCTATGTTAGTTATTGTCATGCTTCTATGCTCCCCGTCGGTATGTTGGCGACTAAAGTATTACCATTATCCGTTACTATTTGCAAATGATAGATACTATCATCTTCCCAGCCTACGCTGTAGCACCAGTCCCTTGCTTCGTCTTCAGTGCTAAACTTGTAAAGGTCTTTGCTGCCGTCTTGCAGTCTTGCGTTTACGTAGTAAATCATGCTGTTTGCTCCATCTCATCACGTACCAAGTCGCGCAGGTCATCTATTAGCTCTACATTTAAGGCTTCCAAGTCCTCCCGCGATACTATGTTTAACATGTGGCGTTGTACTGTCCTAGATGAGCAGTCTTCTTCATGTGCGATGAAGTCACAAAACCAGTTAATAGCGCACGCACGAAGCACGCTGTCACTATGGTAGTGTTTACGTATTTGATTACAGTTGCTTTGGTAATGCTTAAAGCCAAGGTATGACCCGTCAATCCAGCAACGGAAGAACCGTCGGTACCAAGTGTTATGGTCGGTGATTGATTCTTTGATCTCGTTTTCTGTTGGTAAGTCTCGCATTGTTTAGTCCTCTTTTGTTATCTTAAGTTTGGCTAATGCTGCCACTAATGGCCCCTGATTGCAAGGGCCATTGATGGGGCACTAGGCTATCCAAACGCTTGAATAATACCGGTATCGTTATCTGCGCCTAGTATCAAGCCGATTGCGCTGGTGTTACTAACTCCCATAACAGCATCATAGCGGCCACCATCAGAGCGTATGAAGTCACCCAATAGGTAAGTGTCGCCATCTTCTGCTACTAGTACCGCAACTATCTCTTCGTTGCCCTCGTCGTCCATTGTTATTTCGTGGTCTAACGTGACTCTTTTATGCCAGTACTTCATTGGTTACTCCTCGTCCTCGTAGGTTTCCTGAATGAACGTAACATCAAAGCTCGCTTTCCAACCAGCTAAGGCGTGAACATTCCAGCCCTTTTCCACTAAGGCATCGTGTAAAGCGTTTCCGATCATTTGGTTCAACTTTTCGCCCATGAATGCCTGAAACTCTTTGTCGGTTGAATGAACGAAGTGCTGTTCGGTTGTCTGTGTAGCCATTGTCTTTCCTCGTTTCGTTTAATGTGGAGCCATGATGCCGGAGCACTAACACAATGTAAACAAAGATCTTAGATCATTTAGGTATAAGCATTGGTGGTCTTATGTCTACTTGGGAGAACCTTAGTGCCTACTATATAGGTGCACACTCTTTGGCATTCTCAAGTCTTCTCAAGTCTACCCAAGTCCACTAATGCTGACCGTTAGACTCCGGGGTGTATACCCATAGGCCCCTTAGTCTAACTGTTGTAATCTATTGCGCCCCTAAGTCTAACTGTTAGGCTCTTTGGTTGTCCCTTAGTCTAACTGTTGTACTCTGGGGAAAACCTTAGTCTAACTGTTGGGCTAAGGGGGCTAACGATAAGGGTACGGGGGGCCGCTGGCGTCACTGATGATTATTGTAGTAGGCACTCCAGTACTCAAAAGTAGAAATTAGAAAACTACAGTAAAATAATAAAAAAGTAAGTATTCACTAACTTATGTAACCTCTTGAATACACAAGAGAAATTAAAACTTTGACTCAGTCTAAAAAATAACAGTAAAAAGTACTTGACAAATGCTTAAAAATATGCTATAATAAATAGGTATTCTTAGATAGCTTAAGGTAAATACATTATGGATAATCAAGATGATCCTCCTAAGCGTAAGCGAGGTAGACCTAGGAAAGATGAGGTAGTTAAGAAGACTAGTGGCTCTAGAGGTAAGGTAGGTAGACCTAAAGGGGATGCTTCAATTATCAATGAGTATAAAGCTAGGATGTTAGCTAGTCCTAAGTCTCGTAGAGTACTAGATAGTATATTTGATGCAGCACTTAATGATGACCATAAGAATCAAGCTGCTGCTTGGAAGCTAGTAATGGATCGTATGTTACCCTTAAGCTACTTTGAGAAGGATAGTGCTGGAGGTAGATCAGCGGTATCCATAACAATCTCAGGTATAGGTGGAGGCGCTGTAGAGACAGATGTTACACCAAACCAAGAACCTCAGATGAGTGATAACTCATTTATTGAAGGAGACTATACAAACAATGACGTTTAAGTACTTCAGTAGAGATGAGTTTGCCTGTAAAGCTACAGGTGAAAATGAGATAGAAGATGAATTAATCTTTGCTTTAGATGAGCTTAGAGAACACTGTGGTTTCCCTTTTGTAATCACAAGTGGCTATAGATCCCCTGACCATCCTATTGAGTTAGGTAAAAAACAACCCGGTACACATGCACAAGGTATAGCTGCGGATATAGCTGTATCCTCTGGTCTACAAAGGTACACTATAGTAAAGAATGCTATTAAGTTAGGCTTTACTGGTATTGGTGTAGCTGGAGGCTTTGTGCATGTAGACATTAGGGCTACTGATACACCTGTAATGTGGACATATAGTTAGTGAACA